AGTATAACCTATCATCTGCTGTTCAATCATGCGTGTAAGGTCTCCTCCATTGCTTTCAATTCGTAAATCTTGTTTTAAAAGTTCTTTAAAACCTCGTTTTGGGCGAATTAAATAAATTTTATTTGCCGGACAACCATTATAAATATAAGATTTTTTACCAACAGTTTCTTCCCAGCCATCATAATAAATAATCGTATTAATTCCTGTAATGGCTGGATAATTTGTACCCCCGATTTGATAACCACCACGTAAAGCCATTTCAATGTCAATTTTATTTGCAGCACTAGCTAACATAACTGTAGGTGTACGTTTTTTATTAATAGCGTCTTTCATTCCGTTTTTTATTGTTTCATATAAACGTACCCAAGCAATATCTTCACTAGCTCCTGCATACGCTGTTTTATTATTGGATTTATAACTAAAATCTAAAATAGGACTAAGATGTATATGATTTAATAAAGCATTATAACTTTCACCCATAGCCTTATTTAACATTTCGACCTGAAAAGACTGATTAAAGTCTTTCATTTGTTTTGTATATTCAAAACCAGTGGCATAAGTAACAATACGTGCTGTTGGTCCATATTCTGCTTCGATTGTACCAAACTTAATCTCACTGCCTTCAACAGTTTGTAAAAATACACATGAACCACGCATAGCCCATTTAGCATCTACAATTTCTGGTAAATTAGGGTCAGAAATTGTATCATAAATTGGATGATATAAAGTTTGTACTGTTTCTCTACCTAATTCTACGTCAAGAACTACTTTTCTAAGCAATTCTTTAGAAACATTTGTTCCACCATAAGAAATCATTTCTCCTAATGGTTTGCTAAAACTTAATGTTTCCATTTCTCCATTAATAATTTTTTTATTTACATAATCTAATTTGCCATTAAATATAAATGGAATTTTACTTTCACCTGTATATTTTCTACGAGCTTCTAATAATGTATCTTGAGATACTACTTTTAACATCTATATTCCTCCTAAACTAAGCACCGGCAACTGGAATTACATTTTGCGGATAAAGAATAAATTGAATAATATTATTGCTGTCTTTAGCATAACTAACTCTACCAATAAAAAAAGCACCAGATACTTTATCATCATCAGTGAATTTTTTGGTCGCTGGGTCAAAATAAAGTTCGGAGCCTTTTTCAAATGTTTTGGATGTATCTATTTGTCCTGTAATATATTCTGCTTGTTCTATTTGTAAAGCAATTAATGTACCATTGGTATTACTATCTTTATCTACTGTTTGAAGTGCAACTCCAAAAAATCCATCAACTACACAAAATTCTCCAGCTTGAACTCCATTACTTGCCGGAACAGTAACGTCTACAGATTTACCATCACTTATTTTTATTTGTGTTATTGGTAATACTGTACTTGGTATAGGTTGTCCTTTATAAGCCATTATTTTAACCTCCTAAAATTAAATAGATACTTTTTTAGTAACAAAGAAAGAATTATTGCTATTGTCTCCATTAATTGGTGGTACAATATCAATTTTTGTATTAGCTAATAAAGCTTGTACAGATTTATCTGCTAAAATACTATCAATTTCACCAGCAATTGTAGCTTCATCAGTACTATCTGTGTGAAGCATTTTTTTTACTACATTTTGAGCCATTTCTCCACTTACTTTTTCACTTATAACTTTATCAATAATTTTTTCTTTATTTTTACTATTAGATTGCTTTAATAATTCTGCTGCACTTTTAATATCATTTAACAGCTCATCTCCTGTTTTACCAAACATTTCACCGCAAGCTTGCTCAATTTTATTAGGTTCTTCACTAATGCCAATTTCACCACAAGCTTGTTTTAAATCCTCTTTAGTAATTGTTCCATTATCAATAAGGGCTTTTAATTTATCATTCATATTTTGTATCTCCATTTCTCCTACAGGTTCCCATATTTCTTTTCGCTTAACTTCTACAGGCTCGCCAATTAAAATATTATCAAGTTCTTTTGTATAATTAATTTTATAATACTTATCTAATCTAGAAGTATCATCACTATAGCAAATTATAAAATAATCATCATAGACAGCATTGATATACAAATAGACACTTTTATTACCAACAAATTTGTCATAAGCTAATTGACGCAAAGTATCTCGTAATTCTTCATGTGAAGTATCTACTATACTATCTATACTTGCCATTTCTCCACTTATAGCTATAACTGACGTTGGCATTCCTGCACGATTTAAAGGCGTCCAATCTATGGATAACCCTTTATAATCAATTACATCTGTTTCTCCCGTAATGGTATTTTGTTCTAATTGCGGATAACCAAAAATAGATACCTGATTTATTGCTTTTCCTCGTATCCATCGTTTTAAATCAGTTGCAGATTTATCAATAAGTCCTCTAAAATAAGCAACGTTATTTTCCATTTTTGCACCTATCCAATGAGTAACAGGTGTTGGAAACTCTGTTGCAACATTTTCAGCTTTTTGATGTCCTAAAAATCCAGGTAATCCTGTGCTGTTTACTTCTCCAACAATAGAATTTAGTGCATTACTTGTGTAATTCCATCCCCTTGTACTTTTACCAGCAGGAACAGACATGACAACCTCTAAGGGGTCAGTATCATCACCTTTTAATGCATCAATATCTGCCCAGTTTGCTACTGGAATATCTTCAACATTCATTTCGCCAGTTATTTTTGCTGTTAACATAATACCATTTCTTTTTATACTCATGATTTCACCCCCTTTCATTATTCAAACATTTTATAATGTGTCTGATACCATTCTTCTATCTCTGGTTGTGATTGTGGATTTTTTAACCAAGCTTTTAATTTATCTACCACAACTGTTGTATTTTCTGGTGCTGGTTGCAACGTACATATACAATTTGGATGTGCAGGATATATTGGACAAGACATTGCTTCATATATTCCATTTCCATTTGGTCCACCATTAGCATTAGTATCGCAAATATCTTTACGTGGATGACTAGAACTTATAACCCATTTTACATATTTAACTACAGGTGTAGCTTTTGCAGAAGCAATTACCCCTTCACCATAAGCTGCTGTAAGTTCAGTTCGTGCAAGTCTTAGTGCTTTATAATCAAGATTTGCAGGAATACGACTCTCCATTCTTTTTATCATATTAGGATAATTAGCAGCTATACTTGTTTTGCCTTTTTTTACATAACTTTCTAAACTGCGTGCTACAGTAACAACATCTTCACCAGCTCCAGCACGAACAATATCTGACATTATTTTTTTATTATGTTGACCAATATTCCAAATACGTTCAGATAATTTTAATCCATCTTCATGTGAACGGGCAAAACTTGTTTGTATAGCTCGTTTACGACTAAATTCCATAGATTTTATAAATGGAACAGTATCAACACCAGCTTCTTTCAATACATCTATAGATACTTGTTTTATAAAATACATACCATTTTCTGTACCATTTTCTACTACAAACTTTATTGCTTTTGCCAAATCTTGATTGAATTGGTCTACATCTTTTGCTATTACTTCTAGTAGATATTTAAGATTTTTATTCTCTCCTTTTTTTAACTCCTGAATAATTCTATTTATGGATGCTATATATAACTCGGCTATCGTTTCATCAGACTGTTGCAACATTAATAAATATTTTTTTCTAGCTTCTAATGCCCATTTATAATAATCACCAGCTGCTGATTTAATTCCATCTAACTCACTCATGCATTATCTCCATTTAAGATATCATCAATTTCTTTTACTTGTTTGTTTTGTTGATATGCTTCTTCTATTGGTTTATTAAGCATTTTTGTATCTTCTATTTTAGATTTTTCTTGTTCCCATTTTTCCATGGTATCAATATATTTAGCCAAATAATCTACAGCAGATTGAATACTAATAATGTTGCTATCTAACGCATTACTTAATGCTTGTGTTATTACATATAAAGTTTGTGCTTCAGATTGCTCATCTTTGTCCATTACGGTATCCCATTTTATTTCTACATTATAAGATTTATAATTTTTACCAGATATAGAGCTAATCATAGATAGAGCCATTCGTGCGAACATTAACCATGATGTTTCTACTTGTTCTCTTTTTCGTTCTATCCTACGAGTAAGAATTGGTCCTTGCTCTTTTGTACTAGCTTGAGAACTAGATATATGGACACCAAACGCAAATTCTGGAACCTCGGAAGTATCAATAATACAATAAAATAAAAATTGCAATAATGTTGAAGTATCTCCAATCGCCGATGTACACTCAATAAAACTTGCGTCATCTTCATCTTGCATTAGCAGAATTTGTTTTCCGCTTATATCTAATCTAATATCTTTCTGTTGTTTCATATCATTAAAAGCACTAGGAAAATTATCTCTTAAAAATTTTTCAACATCTTTTAGTTTAAATTTAAGTTTAGGTGTTGAATGCATTTTACTTCCAGTAATTGCATGAATCATTACATCATGATAAGCCTTTAAAAATGGTTCTATTGGTTCCAACTCACTATATCCATGTAATTCTGTTTCATCTGGCTCATTTTTGAAATGGATAATAGGAATAAATCCCCATGGATTAGGTTCTGTTTTACTTTTAAGCCCTTTAGGTGCATTCCCTTCAATAGTTGTAGTAATTTCATTTGCAGTTAGCCTTTGACGAAAAATATACTCTTGTTTATTACCTTTTTCATCGATCCATTTGTTTCTTGATAATATAGTAATAGCAGAATATTCTCCTGTTATAGGGTCAAATTCTATTCCACCTGCAGGAATTAACTCCGGTGGTATAAGAATATAATCTAACGTTGTACCTTTACTATTTTCTGGATAAAGTTTGGGATTAGATTTCTTATTAATTAATCGAATAAAAACTTCACCATCAATTAAAATTTTTTGATGAGTACGTTGCATTTTACTTTTTAAATTTTTTATAAATAAATCTAATTCTTCTTGTGCTAATTTATCTTCACATGCAAATTGAGGTGTTCCCATAAATCCAGCTAATGTATTTATAATAGGCTTAGCAAAACCAGCACCTAATTTATATCTCTCATCTCTGTTGTAGTAAAGGTCTCTTGCTTTCTTATAGTCAACATGACCCTCTATGCCTAATGAATATGGAGCAGAATACATATTATTTATATTAAAAAACCAATTTTTAATACGTAACTTGCTTATTTCTCCAGTTGCCTTATCAATCCATTTTTTAATTACCATATAAATTTGCTCCTCCTAAAAGTGCAGCTATATTTGGGTCAATATTATTTCTAAGTACAGCAAATGCAAGGATTAAAGCATCTGCACGGTCTGGACTTCTATGAATACGTTTTTTATAAGTATTTTTATCTTCTAAAATAATACGACCTCGTCTATCTATTGAATATTTACGAGTACTTAATTGTGCTGATAATTCATCATCATTTGGGATTTCAATATCACCATCTAGTAGTCGTTGCTTTAGATTACACCATTGTTCAGTAGCCCAATTTGCATAATGCTCTTTGTCTATTGGACTACCACCATTATGACAAGCTATTACATCTATGTTTAATCGTTGCTCTCTTATAGTTTCCCTAAGCATATCTGTAACACCACCGCCAACACCATCATCATCAATACGAATAGTCGCATATGGTTTGTTATAATCTCTCATTAAATTTTTAGTAATATTTAACAACTTACCTGCTGTTACTGTTGTATCTTGCTTTGTATAGTGAAACAATCCCAATGTTTTTCCAGCAATTCTAGGTACAAATATCGTTTCATCATCACCAAAACGAGCAATATCTGCTCCAATATGAAGCATTGAATCGTAGTTTATATCTAAATCTCTCATCATTGCAGCCTCAACAATTTCTAATGGAATTAATCCATCTGGTTCTGATTTTGGAAATTCACCAAGTACACGAACTCTAACAACATCACTATCCATACCATATTGTCTAATAAGTCTTTGGCAATAATCAGAAGCTACACGGTTTGTATCCATACAATTAACTTTAATTGTGTAATATAAATATCTATCTTCAAAAAAAGCTCGTTTAAAAACACCAAAATTCTTAGTTGGATTTCCGCATAAAAGAAGTTTAGCATCTTTAGTAGTTAATGCACCTTCTATTGTTTCATAAATCTGGTCAGCTACACCACTTGCCTCATCAATAACAAAAAGCAGGTGTTCTTCGTGAAACCCTGCCATATTTTCTGGTTTACTAGCTGTTCTAGCAGTAGCAAACCATCTTTCCGGAAATATTCTATTTTGTATTTTTGTTTTTTGCCAATCAAACAACGAGTCCATTAATTCCGACCGCTTTAACCATTTACTTATTTCTGGCCATAATATATCTAATAACTGTTGCTGAGTTGGAGCAGTACATGGTATTTTGGGAAATGGACGTGTAAATAAGAACCATAAAATAACCCAGCTTTCCAGTGCTGTTTTTCCTACACCATGACCTGAACGAACTGCAACGCGTCCATTATTTGCTATTGCTTGTAAACATTCTTCTTGCCATTTGTCTGGTTTAACTTTTAAAACATTACGTACAAAAAGAACTGGGTCTTGGATATATTTTTTCATAGAATTTACTAATTCATCTATGTTATTTTTTTTCATCAATTTTTCTCATCCCATGCTTTTTCTAAAACTGTTGTCAAAATATCAGCAACATCTTTTTTATTTGAGTCATCATTTTTACTTGAATTTATAAATGTAGCTTCTCCACGACTTAAGCGTTCTATCTTAACCGAAGTATCAAATAAGCGGATAATTTCATTTGCGTTTAATTTAGATACATCTATTTGCTTTAAAGCTTCTACTGCCTTTGCTTGCATAGACATTGCTATTGCAATATGACGTTTAGCCATCTTTTTACGTTCTCTTACAGCAGTTTTATATTCTATCTCCTGGAGTGATTTATCCCATGCTATACAACGTTCTTGCCAATTATATTTTTGTTTCCATTTGTCAACTAATTGCCTACTTTTTGACAACCTTTTAGCAAGCGAAGTTACATTTCTATCTTCCATTTCTAAATAGGCTTTAAATGCAGAAAAAGCCTTTTCAGTTTCACCATCTTGTCTTTCCCATGGTCTTAAATTTTCATTTCCCATCACTCTCCCTCCAAATAAAAAAGGTAGGTTTCTAAACCTACCTATCTAATAAAACCTACAAATGTTATTTTTTTTGGTTTCATATTGTATTTCTTAGCAATTTCCATGCTCCTATTATTAAATAATTTTATATATGGTTCAATATCTGTTTTTGCTTCTGCTCTTGTAATCAAACCTTTTTTGTATGCACATCTAGCTTCAAATGCTCTTTGTTTTATTATTTCTAACATATCATCATCTCCTTGTGCTTGATATGTTAAGGTAAGTACTATTAAATGTCCAGATCTTCACTGGATATTTCTAGAATATCTATATCACCATATAAATCTCTTATTTTCTTCTGGTCTCCTTTATAAAAAACTAATACATTTTGATGTGTTTTACCTACTTTTCTACTTATTGAAAAACCTCTCCCCATTCTAATTGGTAAAGAACCTAATGTTGTTAATAAAATTATTTCATTATATAATTCCATTCCTGCATTATGAAATGCAGCTATAGTTTCTGATACAAAATTTCTATACATGCCAGTTTTTCTGTTTCTAATATCTCCAACAACAAAACATGCAAAACGATTATCTTTAAGCATATTAACACTATCAAATATTATTTTTCTATACATAGATAAAAAATCTTCATAAGTTTGATTACTTAAATCTTCTTTATCATCACTATATATTTCTAAGTCATAATAAGGCGGGCAACTAAATATAAAATCATACTCATCTTTTGCAAGCGAAGATATATTTAAGCTGTTTCCACATATCCATTTAGGTTTTATATCATCTGTGGATAATAATTCATAACCCTGATTTATATTAGCTTCTATCTGTTCTTTTCGTAAATCAACTCCTGTATATTGCCTGTTCAATTTTGAAGCAATAATACCTCTTACACTACCACCTGCAAATGGGTCTAAAATCTTTGCTTTATCAAAACTAAACCAATAATACATTAACTCACATAAGACAGGGTCAAATACACTTAATATCCCACCTGTATTAGTAAATTTTAATAAACTATCTTCTTTCATGTATCTATGCAAATAATTATCTGTAAACTCTGCAACTGATAATTTACGACCTATTTCCTTCTCACATTTCTCTTTATATTCATAAAATCTAGGTACTGAACCTGCTGCACTACCTGTCGTTTTAATATTTTCTCTTGATAAATCAGATTTAATGCCATACTTAAACCATGCTCTTTTTCTTTCTTGCCATTGTGCACATCTTGTATTTAATACAGATGTTGGTGTAAATAAAAATTTTTCACTAAGTGAAACTTTTTCTAATTCTGAATCACATACTATATCTTCATCTAAGTGTTCAACAATATCATTTATTTCTGACATATCAAAATCAAAAATATTCATATCAATACTATTAATATTAGCTAATTCTTCTTCTAATTTCTCATAATCCCAATCAGCTAATTCAGACACTTTATTATCTACCAAACGAAAAGCTCTTATTTGTTCTTCCGTTAAATCATCAGCTACAATACAAGGTACTTTATCCATACCCAATTGTTTAGCAGCTTTTAATCTTGTATGACCAGCAACAATTATATTACTACTATCTATTATTATTGGAACTTTAAATCCAAATTGTTTTATACTGTTTGCTACTGCTTCAACAGCCTCATCATTAAATCTAGGATTATTCTTATAAGGATTTAATTCAGATATATTCTTATAAACTATCTGTAATTCTTTCATTTTTACCCTCCAAAAGAAAAAGCACAAGCTATAATGCCTGTGCTTTATTTATTGGTTTTATCTAATATGCAATTTTTGATGTTATTAGTATAACACAAAAAACATAAAAAAAGAGCAATAAAAAGTCGCTTATTTAAGTACAAAAATATGCACTAAAATGATTACTAAAAATCTACAAAAAGTATACTAAATATGCACTAAAATAATCACTATTAAATTATGTATTTATCCACAATAATTGTGGATAAGTTAATCTATATGAATAAATCTAACTGTTCCTGTACAGCAGTTAAACCAAATAACATTCTTGATAATCTTCTAATAGCTTTATTTCTGCATTTTTTAGCCCACTGTTCTGATATATAGTTTCGTTGAGCTATTTCACGCCATTTTTTATTGTCTAAATAAAAAGATATAATAATTCTTTTTTCTTCGGCATTTAATCCTTCTATCGAACGGTCCACTTTTTTTATTATTCTATTTATAATTTCTAAACGACTTTGTAATTCTATAATCCTAGCCTTATACTGTGCTTTTTTTGCTGTATATGCCTCAACTGCGGTTAGTCCAAATTCACTATTACTACCAGCAGTAATATCATCACCGTATTTAGCTATAGGAGCGACTGCTTCTAATTGTATAGTCTGTTGTAATGCTTCAATATCTTCCTCTAAATTTTTAACTGATATTTTAAATTGGTTATAATTCTTTAAATAATAAACTGTTTTCCCAATATAATCAACGTTCTTGTTCATAGTTACCTCCATTGCAAATACGACAGCAAAAGGAGCGAATATTTCGCTCCTTAAATAGATTTTTTTATCTTGCTAATATAAGTGAAACTACTATTATGATAAATAACATTATTGTTGTTCCAAAAATTTTACGATTTCGTTTTTCATTATTCTGTTTTATAATTTCATATTCAGTTGGTGGTCTTTTAAACATTATATAAGCTTCCTTTATTTATATATTTTATTACTTTCTAAATCTTTAACTACTATACGTTCTTTAACTACAAAACCAAATTCTTTAAATACTGCTTTTGTAGCTTTTAAAGCTATTTTTAATCGTACTAATCTTTTTTGTTCATTTTCTTTTTCAATTTTATTTATGGCATTATATGGAACTGTGTCCATATAATGCTCATGATTGCGTTTTTCCATTGTTTCCTCCATTATTAACAAGTTTAACTTTTCGTTTATTCCAAACATTAAATACTTTAAATGGTATACCTGTAACTATTAGTAATATAAAAATCCCTAATACCACTAAAACTAAGCCTCCAATTAATCCAGATACCACAGCTACACAATATGCAAATAATTCAAATGGTGTCATTTTGTACTCTCCTTAAATTTTTAATAACTTTATTTGAGAAATCTTTTATAAATCTATGCTTTAATGTGCAATTATCTTTATTGCATGGTTTTTTATTAATCCAACACATAAAACCTATATCAGCTTCATAATATCGTTGGTTACACTGCATATTACTCACCTTCTATTCTTTCTGAAAACCTTATCAAAAGTGCAGCAGCCTGATATATTTCAGCTAATATATTTTCCTTGCCTCCTAATTGGCTTTTTGTCTTGTTAGGTAAATATGTTTCATTAACTGATTGAGCTATTTCTCCAACCTCTTCTTGTATTAGTCCGAGCCATTGATGAGGTGTTAGCTCACTTTCATCGCCCCACTGTTTCTTCTGCTTTTTTACCTCACCCATAATCCTATTTTTTATTTCTGTTAATGTGTACATTGATTGTGGTATAATCTCATAACCTTCACCAAACATAACAAGCATTAACCACATCACGCCTGCTACATTCCATTTTTCTTCTTTTTCAGAATAATATTCAGTTTCTGGTATTCCAATTTTTTTATCTTCTATTATTCTACATTTGACCATACCAATCTCATTATAAGTTTTAACCCAAAATGGTTTATTAAACTCTATTCCGTTTTCTTCCATAAATTGTTGTATTAACTGTTTATTTTTCATTTTATTATCTCCTATATCTTTAATCCCTATAAAAGCATTGAATAGCTAAATCTAAACCATTTTTTAAAGCTTTATCATTATTTATTTGTTCCATTGTGTATCCCAAGTCATTCAAAGTATCTTCTGTATCATAAGTGTATGCAAATTCATGACTCCAAAGCTCATAAATAAACATAGATTTTATAAATCCGCTTCCCTCCTTATCTTGTTCTATAGCTTCTTGCTTTTCTTTTCTATGTCTTTGTGTCAGATTTTTTAATTCTTCCTTATCTTTCTTTTTTATAAATCCACCAAAGCCAATAGAACAAATGTCCTCTTTACTCAATCCATATTCTTTTAATTTCTTTTCAAATTCTTCTTTACTAGAAGTAAATATATAGAAAATTTTGTCTTTAGCAAACGTATCATATTCCTCTTGATGTTTATTTTTCATTTCTTCATAAGTCATAATTAATACCTCGTTCTTTTATCTTTCTATTAAATTGTTTTCTAAATTCTAGTAATATCCAATCAAATTCAAGCATTTCTTCTTCAGCAAATCTTTTTAAATTTCTAAGTACATAATCCGCTTCTATGCTTACTTTTTCTTCACATTCTTTTAAAAATATTTCTTCATCCATATCCATGACACTAAAATAAATTATTTTCTTCCTTAAGTTGTTTAATTATATATGGGTCTGTTTCCGTATCAATAGTTGTGCTAAGTGGTGTAATTATAACTATTACTCTAGGTTGTAAACTATTTACTTCTACAATCTTACTACCATCAAAATTTTTTATTATTCTATCGTCAGAAAGTACCCATTTTGTGTATAACGTTTTTTTATGGTTTATTGTTTTATATTCATCAGATATGATATCTGATGTTGATTGTAACAATCCTAATAAATCTGGATAATGAGCTTTACTTTCTAAGTAATATAGACAGCACATAGATACACCCATACTAAAATGTCTTAATTTTTCTTGTACTTTTAATACTTGTAACGCTTTTCTACAAGAACTTTCATATCTTCGATAAGCCTCACTTGGTAAAAGGACTGAACGTCCTTTTACCATAACTGGGCTATTCTTTTTTGTTACAGGATTTCCATATAAAACAAATGCAAAAGGTGTTTTATTCATTGGTATCTCCTATTAATTCTTTATAATCTCTACATTTACATAAAAATTTATTTTTATATTTATAATCTCTTGGTATAGGCAAATGATGTTGAATTCCTAAATTTTCTACTATTCCATTTGGAATATAACTATCTATAAAAAAACATCCATCATTACATGACCATGCAGGGCATTTAGTACATTCTGTTTCATTATTATTAAAGTCATCACATATTTTAGAAATACTAATATAGTAATTCATCATTGTTTCAAAATAATTTTTAGTAATAACATGAACATCATCATTAAATAGTATGTTTCCTATTTCTTCACAAGATATTTCTTCACCTGAATCATTAGTGAAATAAAGTTCTTCATCATCTTGTGAAATACTAAATTTTTTTAAATTATCTATATTAAAT